CTGCACCCTTGGCAACCGCTCGGCCAAAGGGAATGATGGCACTTGCTTCGGCGTTATAGCCGGTGCGGATGATCGTATCCTCGGTATAGACGATCTGCCCTTCGTAGATTAGATCGCCATCAGTGATATTGTCGTAGTTGAGAATCGGCATTATTCGAGCCCCCCGGCAGTGTTAAACGATTTTTGCAGAGCTTGGCGGGCAGACTGTAACTGTTCCTCGAAGGACAGCTCATCGCCATAGCCCGGATCTTTGTCATCAGTGGCAACTTCGTCAAAGTCCACCTGGGGCGGCATGGACTTAACCATTTCTTTGAACCAGGCCAGTTGGGCGCCATTCAGGCTGGCCATGAAGTCCACCGCATCCATATCGTGGGACTCTTCGCCAAAGTCCACCGAGATAGGGCTAGTCATGGCCGGAGTGAACCGGTCCCGGTAGGCTTCACAGAACGAGACCAGAGACTCGATCCGGGCGGCCCTAACTTCTTGCTGTAGGGCTTCTCGCTCGGCCCGAAGCAGCTCTAATTCGTCGCGTTCAGCATCAGACATGGTGTCACCTTCAGAGATCGGTAGGGGTTCTTCGTAGTTGTAATAGGCTTTGTTCTTATTGTGCCCAGCCCCAAAATTCATCTTGGATCCATGCACCTTAGCCATCATGAACTGCATATTTTTCTTCATCGCGCAGCCATCGACGCAGCCACAGCCTGGATACTTTTTGCACCGACCGCCATATTCATAGTCTTCGGACTCGTAGTCGTCCTCGTCCTCAGGCTCTTCTACTTCGCCATAGCCTGCCACCTTGGCTGCTACGTCCAGGACAGTCCTAGCCGCCGCTACGATGGTGTCATAGTCTTCGGCGACATCGGGGATGCTGCCCTTCATCTGCTGGGCAACGCTGAGGATCAGCTGCACCGCCTCACCTTCAGGGCTATCAGGGATATAGCCTTCTTCGGGGTCTGACTGCATCTGGCTAGCCAGCTCCATGATGGTGGTGGCTGCACTTTCTAGGCTGTTTTCGCCTAGGTCGAAGGCGACCGAGACGGCATCATCAGCGGGCTGGTTAAATTCGTTCAAGTCGAGTACCCAATTGTCGAGGTCATCGGTCAGTTCAGACAGGGCCAACGGCGATAGGCCCTTGATGGCAGGCGGTGAAGCACCTAGGCCAGCGATGTGGCGTAGGCTCCAGCGGCCAGGGGTAGGGTTAGCTGGGGCGGTGGGTGGGTACAGGCTGGGGGAAATGCCTAGCAGCCGTCCATCCCGGTTCCATTGCACAAATTGAGGCGATACCTTATCAAAGACAGCTCGTACCCGGTCCCCAACTCGCTTTAGGGCCACCGGGAAGCCATAGGCCAGCTCCGACTCGGCCAGGCTAGCATCGTCCTGGCCGCCAGTATTGTGGGAGACGATCAGGGGTGCTTTGAAGTTGGTCGGGTTGTAGGACTCGACCACCTGATCCAATAGTTCATCGTTCAGGTCTACTTCGGTGCCATTGGAGCTGACCGCCTGGCCCTTGCGAAGGATTTCGATTTCTACCATGACTAGGTGATGAGTAACTGCCTTAAGTGTGCCCAGCCATGGATCCAGCTATGGTTTGCCAATATGATCGCCGACGATATTGCCAATCTCTTGCACATTGGCTCGGCTGATACCTAGCATGGGCCTAGCTGGAATGCCTGGATGGTTTACCTGTCTGGCAAAGGCAGGCCCGCCAGCGGTCATAAAGGCTAGCATCCTGGCATTTTTAGGGACAATGGTATAGGGCCGGGTGCCGAACTGATGCCAGCGGGCTTTCTTGTCAGCAAAGCCAATAATTACTTCAGTGCCAGTCGCTTCATAGGCCAGCGAGTCACGCATCTGGCCAGTCTCGTTCAATATTTTGCGGTTACGCTTGGATGCCCAGGTATTAGGCGATAGGTCACGCCATGGCGTACCATCCGGGGCTTGTTGCCGCTGGAAGCGTTGGTCTGTATCCCGCTCCATGTAGGCCCCAATGTCGTCATACAGGGGCCTCATGTTGTTTAGCCGACGCGCCGCCCGGGCCAGCATCGCCTGCACCTGGCTGTCATCAGCACTAACCTGAAACTGACTCATGGTGGATCCGTCATGCTGGATCTAGGTTGCCCAGGGTGATGGATCCATGGCTGAACACCCTAAAAGCGACGCCATTCTATTCACTGCCATGCCTATCATTTACGACATGCAAGGTTATCCGCACTTTGTTGTAGACTTTGCAGAACGTAAGCCTGATGGGGCGACGAAGACGGTACAAGCGGCCATGTTATTGGTGCGTAGCTTCTTCGATGAAGGCGAGCAACGCATGACCAGCATTGATGACTTCGACCTAGGCTTAAGCGATACGCCAAGCACACCGCCTAAGTCGGCTACTAAATCGTCAGCTTCGGCGGCGAAGAAAGCTAAGTCAAAGGATACTCAGCGCAAGGATAGTCCTAACCCTCCCTCCGCCTGATCATCCCCATCACTCGTTCCCTTAGCCCTGGGTGCATCCGGCTGACGGTGTCCTGGATGGCCCTGGCCCGGTCCTGGGTGTTACCTGGGGCAAAGTTAAACCCTGGCTCAATCACTGGCACCGTCCTATCGCCTACCTTGACGACTGGGGCGGTGAACTGCTGGCCAGTACGCTTGTCTTTGACGGTCATGGTCGGCAATGGATCCGATAGGCTCATCCCTTCCTGGCGGAGCTGGCGTTCATTTAGGCTAAAGGTGCGGCACCGACAGCCAAACCCATTGGGCGGGTGCAACGTATTCCAGATCGGATCATCCGCCCTAGCCACAAAGCCATCTAGCGCAACATGGTGCGGCCTGGGGGTGATAGGGTCATCATGGCGATAGACCAGGTAGGGACGGCGTAGGACCGTTTCGGGGTCATGCTGCTGCTGGTAGCGCCCCGCCCCATAGGCATTTCGCATATTTTGCAGCAAGATCAGGCGCATCCGCCAGTCGTTGAGTGGGCTAAAGCCACGCTTGATAAAGGTTTCTGCAAATTGTTGCTTAAAGTCGCGGTATAGCTGCCCATCGTCTACTGCCTTGGTTACTAAGTCCAGCGCTTCCTGCAATAGCTGGCCATGGGTAACCCCGGCGATGGTAAAGGCCCAGTCCTGGGCACCATCGACCAGCGTATCCCAGCGCTCTGTCGGGATCGGTAGCTTGGCTTTCAGCCAGTCCAGGGCCTTGCGAAAGGGTAGCCGTCGATAGGTCGGTTTAGCCATCCCGCTCACCCTCTTCGATCACCTCGTACCGGCCAGCGGCCTCAGCAGCGGCCATGCTGGCCCCCAGGATCTCGGCAAACTGGCTAGTGTCCACCTGCAGTTGTAGCAGGCGTTGCTCTAACTCCTCGAAGCTATTGGACTGATCCACCGCTTCGTTGATCAACCGACTCCAGTCGGCTAGGATGGGCTGCATTTCGATGATGGCTTGATCAGCATAGTCATCGGATGAGTCGCGCCTATCATCAGGTTCAGCCAAGTCCTCTGGCGCTTCCTCGTCAGTCGCCTCCTGGTTAGCCTGTTCCACCTGCTGGGCCTGCTCTGGCGTTGGGGGTGCTTCTGCCTCAGGTGCAGGGGCTGGCGTGGGTTCAGTCGGGGCTGGGGCCTCGCCGCCACCGAATAGGGCATCTAGCTGGGATTCAGCGGTAGGGCCTTCTGCCTTTTCGTCCTGCAGTTCGACGCCATAGGTCTTGATCACATAGTCGCGAGTGACCACAAAACCCATATCATAGAGCGTCCTATCCCGCTGCACCCTGGCATTGAGGTCTTCCTGCACCTCCAGCTCGGGGAACTTCCACCATAGCCGGGGCACCGCTGCATCAGGCCCGGCATTAAGGCGAATAATCCACTTGATCAAGCTATTGGTGATCGCCCCAGCCAGCATATCGGCATCGGCTTTGGTGCGCTTCAGGCTAACGCTAGCGGCCACCTCATCCCTGGCCCGGCTGCCGCCCCCCGTTGATTGGTCGGTGGTGCCTGTCTGGCCCAGGACAGCCTTACTAATCTGCGCATCACACCAATTGGCGAGTTTCTCATAGCTATCGGCGGAACTGCTGCGAGAGGCCTCTAGCAGGTCCAGCTCATAGCCTTCGGGCAGGCCAACGCCGGTCTCCGAGGCAATGCTTTGGATGGCGGCCATGACGGCATCTTTTTCAGCATCACTGGCCCCAACCGGGAACTTGGCGATGGTGGTGGGCGAGGCAAACTTTTCGACAAAGACTAGCCAGAATTTGATGTCCTGGCGCTTAAAAAATACTGGCCAGAATAGGCGATGGCCTAGCCCCCGGCCATAGGGGCCATAGTGGAGCTGGTGATGGTGAAAGATAAACTTACGAGGCGGGATCGGTTCACCAATGGCCATATTGGTTCGAGTGCGCAGGCGTGGCACCCAGCCGTCTTCGGTCAGGGTGAAGCCAAAGCGTCGTGGGTGACGGGTGCGCAGGTCTTGGGGGTAAATCTCCTTGCCCCCAGCCCACATAATTTCAGCCATCGAGACGCCATACATCAAGCTATCGAGCAAGCCATGGCAGGCCTGGTCGAAGCCGGTGCCAGTGCTGATGATCGCCTGGTCCTTCTCTGCATCTGGCGTGGTGGTCGCCAAGTTGCGCAGCATGGCCTCTACCATCTGGGCATTGCGCTTATCCTTGGCGCTCTGGCTAGCGGGCTCAATGATCCATTCCCGTTGCACCACATCCAGCTTTCTGGACTCCAGCACAGCAAAGACATGGGCATCGCGCTCTAGTTCTTCGTAGATCTTGAGTTCATAGTAGAACCGATTGGCCGCTTGGTAGGCCCGACTCGACTCATCTCTGATGACATCGTCAAATTCACCTGGATCCAGAATATTGGACCGGCCATAGGCGAATAGGTACGGATCATCGACAAACCGGACCAGGTTAGAGGTTAGATAGTTCTTGCGAAGGGCCATGGTGGTTCCATAGTGCTATCCCTAGGGTGCCCTAGTACCCTAGCTTGGGGCTGGCCACCCGTTTTGCCTTGGCAGTGCGGTACTCAAAGGGCGTCGAACGGTTCTGGATCAATGGATCCAGCGCATATCGCAACGAGTCCCATAGGTGCTGGTGCTTGTCAATGATGATGGGTAGTACATCCTGGGTATGGGGGTCCACCTTGCGCTTATAGTTCATCGCCTCAAATTTAAGGTTTTTGCAGCGTGGGTGAATGATGATCTTGTCGAAGCTGCGTAGGTATTCGATGCCGTCTTTGATGCTATTGGGCCATTTGTCAGCCGCTATCAGGCCAGCGATGCCCTTGCCCCGGACATGCTTGATGGTCTCCGGTCTGGAGTTGTCAGCCCGCACTGGATAGGTAGCAATGCCTGGAATGTCAACTTTCCAGATGGTAGCAATTTCATCCAGCGCCAGGTCATAGGCATAGCTTTCGCGTTCAATATAAAGCTGGCGTTCATGGATCCAACACTTGATGGCCGCTGTTGGATCTGGCCCAAACCCCCAGTCAGCGCCAAAGTACGGGCCTTGCCAGTCATCGCCAGGCTCAAATTCATCTACTACCCACTTGCCATGGAATACCTGGGCCTTACTGAACCGGA